GTATAACGGCAAGTTTATGGAAGCTCTTGCGTTAGCTAAACGTTTGGGTGATGGTATGGAGCGTCAGGACGCGTATCGTTCTGGTCAGTATAGACAGGCGGTGACCTGATGGCGATTGTTCAAACCCAAACTACATCATTTAAAGCAGAGCTTTATCAAGGCATACATGACCTGACAACTGACGTTATTAAGATTGCCCTGTATACAGCCAGCGCGGATTTAAACGAAGACACAACTGTGTACAGTGCGACCAATGAAGTGCCAGCTACAGGTACGTATGCGCTTGGTGGGGCGACATTAACACCAATCACGGTATCGTCTTCTGGGTACACGGCCTATGTGGGTTTTCCCAATATCTCTTGGACTGGGGCTATTACGGCTCGGTGCGCATTGATCTATAACTCTAGTCAAGGCAACAAATCTATTGCTGTTTTGGATTTTGGATCTGATAAAACATCCAGCGTTACATTTACAATTACCATGCCAGCAAATACCGCTACGGCGGCTCTTATCAGGAGTTCAAATTGATTGTTACTACCACTAAAGGCGACATGGACGAATCTCTTCTTGAGAAAAAAGAAGGTTTAGTCGATAATGACCACGAGTACACGGCTTGGGTCGAGTATTGGTTAGAGGGTGAACTTGTTCATCGTTCGGTGCATGTTCAATTGAAAAAATCGGTGGGGCTAAAAGTCGAAGCCGCATCTTTCGGTTAATTTTTTAAGGGACTATTATGGCAAATACACAAGCAATGTGCACCTCGTTTATGGGGCAACTGCTCAATGGCGGGCATCAATTTGGATCAATTACGCTTGTTTCGCGCACCAGTTTGACCGCACCCACTATTGATACGTTTAAAGCGGCTTTGTATTTAACAACGGCCACTAAAAACGCCAGTACCACTGCTTTTACAGCAGCCGACGCTACTGAGGTGTCGGGCCTCGGTTACACATCTGGGGGTGTGACGCTTACAGGCTCACCTGTATGGAATGCGCCAACTGCAACTAATTCGTCTGCATCAGCAGGTGTTGCATTTACGACGCCCACTGCTTCGATCACATACACCACAGTGACTTTGGCTACGGCGTTTGACTGCGTGTTGATCTACAACTCTACCCAAAATAATACGGCTGTTAGTGTTCACACATTTGGCTCACAGACTGTAACCGCTGGCACGTTCACTTTAACGATGCCTTCAAATACAACAAGCACTGCGTTGATCCGTTTGGCTACAACCTGATCTAACTAAGGAATCATCATGCCCACGGAAAAACTCAAAGCAACCGACCATGTTTCTAGCGGTCTAACTTGTAATCTTAAAGCTGGTGAGGAAGCAAAGGCTACCGGCGTATTTGAAATCAAATGCCATGACAAAGACGGCAATTTGAAGTGGGAAGCCAAGTCTAAAAATTTGGTAGTCAACGTTGGTCTTCAGTACATGGCGGGCAGTGCTTTAACCTCAGTGACCCAGATTACCACTTGGTATCTTGGCCTGTACGGTGCTGGTGCTTCTAATACTCCTGCGGCTGGTGACACCATGTCTTCTCACGCTGGCTGGACTGAGGTTGTGGCTTACAGCAATGCAACCCGTGTGGCGGCTACGTTTGTAACGGCTACAGCGGCTAACCCTTCTGTAGTGACTAACACGGCTTCTCCTGCTGTGTTTAACATCAATGGCACAACAACTGTGGGCGGGGCATTCCTGACCAGCGGTAGTGCTAAAGGCGGTACAGCAGGAACATTGTTTTCTGCGGCTGACTTTGGCTCACCCGGTGATCGCTCTGTAGTAGCAAGTGATACTTTGTCTGTGACTTACACATTCAGCTTGGCGGGCTAATATGTCAGCATGGGGTTCCGGCACATGGGGGGAAGGTGGCTGGGGCTTCACGGCTTTTTCAAGCACGGTCGATGAGACTGCGACAGGAACAGATGCGGTAGCGGCGGCAATCATTTTAGGTGCTTCGGTTAGTGAAACTGCTACAGGAACCGATGATGTAACTTCGTTAGCCGCATTAAGCACGGAAATTACAGAGACTGGAACTGGGTCAGACTCTATTCTTACCGGAAATGTGGTTTTAGCAACAATTACTGAAACAAGTACGGGTAGTGATGACATAACAGCATTGCTCACGATGAGTTCCTCGGTTACCGAGACTGCTACGGGGGCGGATGAGGTATCAAGTGTTCCAGTGTACGCGGCTACAGTTGCAGAGACTGCAACAGGCACTGATGCTATAGATTCTAATTTTGCATTCTTTGCGGATATACAAGAGACTGCAACAGGTACGGATGCAGTGATAAGTAGTTTCTCGGTCAGTTCAGACATTACCGAGAGCGCAACAGGGACAGATTTAAGTACGTCTATTGCAATAGCCTGCACATAACGGCTTTGGGCAAGAGCCACCATATCAGCTTCACCCTTCATAAAGGTGTAAGCCTCGCAGATAGTGCCGTACAGCAATACAGAATCAAAGTTGTCACCCAGCCAAGTAGTTCCGGCTGTAACTATTGACTCAGGATAGTAGTTGTAATGAAGCTCTGCGTAGTAGGCTGAACTGGGTGTTGGCCCAACAATGAACGTTAACTCGTTCACATTATCTGACCGAGGGCCAAAGATGGCGTAATGTTTTGGCTCATTTAACTGTGATGTTAAAGGATACGCTTCACGGATAAAGTTAACGTCCTTGTTTAACAAGTACAGATAGTCGCCTTCAAACACAACTGCACCAGACACAGTACCGCTGTTAGCAACAGTCAACGTAATGGTTGTACTGGCAATGCTTCTAACCAGTGCATTGGTTCCAATGTTTGTACCAGTAACCTGCTGACCCACCGCAATACCTGTAGTACTAGCCACTACAATGGTCTTTTGACCAGACGTTCCTGTAGCAGTTGTAGCGTTATACGGGTATACGGCAAGGCTGTATACAGACAAAAAGTCTGTTGGACATTGGAGGTACTTATTGCCAACGGTCAATAAGCCTGTCACGTTCTTCCGCAAATTAGCAGGTTGCGCGGTGTTATAGATGCGCTGCTCCGCCTGACGGATGAAAACATCCATGTTGACGGTTGGGAAAGAGTTCTCGCAGTAATCGTTTACCTGCGTGACAAGCTCACTGTAGTTCATGCCATCGGGCCTCTGCTCATAAAGCCTTTAGTAGCTGCACCTGCGCCACGCATTTTGATACCAGTTGTTTTAGTTGCTGGTTGTGGGCGACGATTAATGTTACCTACAGACATATTGACTGTATTGGCATCACTGTGGTCAGGGCCAGAACCGGGGTTGTCAGTAGCTTTAACAACTTTGCCAGTCATTGTGTGTGGCGTGGCATAGACCTTGGCATCGCCAACTTCTTTACCCATCATTTTTTTGCTAAATGTAGCCATGATTAACCTCGCTTCTGTGCGGCAATCTTTGCCAAATTACGACCCATAGTCTTCATGTCAGAGTTGGTTTTACCCTTACCCTTACCTGTTCCGCCCTTTGTTTCTTTGACAGAATGACCGCTGTTAGGGAAGATGTGAACATCAGTCTTACCCTTTTTAGCGACTCCGTCTGCTGATCGTGTATATGCCATGTTTAGCTCCTATGAAACTGTTACTGTACCAACAAATGCCGTTGCAACCAAGTAGTTAGGCGTTAAATATTCATCAAAACTACCAGCTCCACCAACTGGATTCCAACCCCACTGGATGTCCCGTGAACCACCAGTTAAATTACCTGTTGCATTCAAACCCGCCGTCACATACGTTGTGTCTGGCCGTGGCTGATACAAAGCCTGTGGATCATAAACAGGATACATACCCAGCTGCAACTGCGGCTGATCTGGATCCCAGCAAGCATCACAAACCTTTAGCTGATAAAGCTTGGTCTTGATGACCTCCATCTTTAACTGCTTTAACTTGTAGCGCTGCCCACACCGATCACATTCGGCAATAGCATATTTACCGGATGCAAACGGAGTTGCCATTAAGTACCACCACCAATGAACGCTATACGAGGCACCAACCTCAATGTAGCCTTCTCGCGATCCTCTTGAGCCGCTAAAGCATATTGTTCGTCATAAACCCTTTTAAGCATATCCAGACGGCCTTGCAGTTCAGGCACCTTCATGGCTATGTAGTAGGCTAATCCGGCCGCTACACATGGCAAGAAGCGGAAATTCATATCGGATGTCTGTATACCAGCGCCAGCGTCTTGGATGCGGCGCATTCTGTAGTACACAAACTGATACTGCTGTGAGTTATCAGGTGTAGGCCACACTGTTACAGCGGGCAGCTGGGGCACAAACACCGCAGTTCCATCTGTCTGTGCTGCAGCTGTTGTATTGTTCTGGCCACGGAATACACCGCCCAGCACATTACCACTGATATAGGTGTAGTAAATGTCTTCAG